GGCGCAGGTGCAGCCATTACCTCGGGTCGCGTATGCCGATGCAACCCTCGGGGCGACAGCGACAACCGCCGAATTGGAGAGTCTGGAGGCAGGTGACTGGGAAGCCTACAGGGCGACCATTGCTGATCCAAACGACGACCGTGATCGAAGCTTCGGCAATTACGCTGTGGCTGCCCGGAAGCGGTCCCGTGCGGGCTGCCCGCTGGAGAATGCGACGGGCTGACTATGCCGTCATAATGGCATCAGCCGCATGCACCCGCCCTTGCGACCGGCTCGAAAGAGGAAATCGACAAGCGGGCCCACTCCCAGCAGCCGAGGCCACTTCACGACAGATCTCAGCTGCCAGATCTCCTCCACCGCCTCGATGGCACCCAGAAACGCGGGGTCGTCATTGGTGATCAGCAGGACCGGCAGGTCCTGATCATGTTGAGCAATGGTCATCAGCACGTGACAACCATCCTGGCCGGCAGCATCCATAGCTGCAACGACGGCCATCGGGCGGTGCTCGGCCAGTGACCGCCTGAGATCGTCGTGGCTAGGCATCCGCTCGACAGCAACATCGAGACAATCACATATCGCGCGGAAGGCAGTCGAATATTCTTCGTCGTCTTCAACGACGAGCACCGTCGGCTTACGACTTGCTTGGCCGGATTCGGTTCCACCGGCTTGCGTGGCGGCCAGCACCTCGATCGCCTGGTCCATGTAAGTCATCGCGCCCTCGGATTTCTCAACTCACAGGAACACTTTGACTCACCCGCAACTGCCGTTGAACCAGTGCAACGGTTAGTTCACCGTCAACCTCCGCCAGTTTAGCGTCAAAGCGCAACGACAGCAGGTCACCCCCGGTGTAGCGCCACGGTCCAACGGCATTTTCCGGATTGAAGCAGGCCATCAATTGCGTTGTCCGCTGACGCCTGCCCCTCGAAGGTGATGACGAGGTCCTGGTGCCCAGCACCTGTGCGGACCAGTTTGCCAACGAGACGGCTGTTTTTCTCGACGTCGCCCCGGATCACGGTCGCACCTTGAAAAGGGTCGAGCGCAAAGCCGTGCTCCCCTATGGTCATCAATCCCTTCGTGGTGGGTCCACAGGCGCCATCCGTGGGCGCAACCTCACCTACCCAACGGCCTTGCAAGCCATGCAAGGAAAAGACCCGACCGGACTGCATCGCATCGCTGAGCTGGCTGTGGCAACTGCCGAGGATCAGCAGGCATAGAATCCTACCTGTCTGAGGAAATAGCGAACGCAATGCTAGGATTTTTTTCTGATTCTTCTTGCCCACCTTCCCCAATTTCTGATAGAGATTGGGGTATGATGAGATGATGCGCAGGCAGGACGCCTGGCAGTCAGTTCCCGTTTTGGCCATCATGAAGCTCATGCCCAGGGTTCCTCCACGCATGCTGAGCGAGCGACAGGGACTTCATCCGCCAATCGATGCCGGGTTCTTCGTACGATTCGCCGAACCGGCCCAAGGAGTCGAGTCCCGAAGTCGAGAGCCTGATGAGTTGGGCAATGTTGGTCTTGCGAAGGGACGGGCAAGTTCCCGCCCGGCACCATCGCCTACTGATCGCGGAGCTCGACCGACTCTCCCGAGGAGCCATCGATCGGCTCATGGTGTTGATGCCACCAGGTTCGGCGAAATCGACTTATGCGTCTTTGCTCTTCCCCGCCTGGTGGTTCACTCAGCATCCCACCAGCTCTGTTATAGCGACCTCGCACACGACGAGCCTAGCGGAGCACTTTGGACGGCAGGTGCGGGAGTTAGTACGGGAATATGGCGACAGGCTCGGATATCACCTGCATGTCAGCCGGCATGCAGCGGGCCAGTGGCAAACAACTGAACGAGGCGAATATTTTGCGACCGGCATTCGCGGTCCTCTGATCGGACGGCGCGCTGACCTGGTGATCATTGACGATCCGGTTAAGTCGGAGGCTGAAGCAGATAGCCTTCTCCTCCGTGATCGCGTTTGGAATTGGTATCGCTTCGACATGACCACCCGGCTCAAGCCACGCGGCCGAGTGGTGTTGATCATGACAAGGTGGCATATGGACGACCTCGCTGGGCGCCTACTTGAGCAACACCCGGCTGAATGGCGGGTACTTCGGCTTCCTGCGTTAGCCGAGGAGAACGACCCGCTTGAACGCCCAGTTGGTGCGGCTCTTTGGCCTGAGTGGGAAGACGAAACCGCCCTGCAGAGAAAGCGCGCGACGATCGGCGAGCGTGCCTGGTCGGCTCTGTTCCAACAGTCACCAAGGCCCATCGTCGGAAGTCTGTTCAAGACCGAATGCATCGACATTGTGGATATGATCCCAACGCAAAATCCTGAAAACGTAGTGCGCGGGTGGGACCTTGCGGCGACCTCCGAAGTTGGCGGCCATGACCCGGATTGGACGGTAGGTTTGAAGCTGGCACGAGATGATCGCGGTCGATTTATCGTGCTCGACGTTGTTCGGATCCGGGGCACACCGCATCAGGTTGAGGACGCCGTGGGAGAAGCTGCGCGTTTAGACGGCAGGACAGTAACGATCGGACTACCGGAAGATCCCGGCCAGGCCGGCAAGCATCAAGCTAACTATTTCGTACGGCAACTTGCTGGCTATCGGATCGACACATCGCGCGAAACCGGCTCGAAACTCACTCGCGCTGCACCAGTCGCATCCCAGGTCGAGGCACGCAACGTGGCGGTCGTTCGCGCCAGTTGGAACCATGCCTTTCTCGAGGAATTACGAGACTTCCCATATGGCCGGAAAGACGACCAGGTCGATGCACTGTCGCGCGCATTCACGGTGCTGACCGAACGGGCCCTTCCCGCGCGCCGCCTCGCTCTGCCGGTCCTGATGCGCTAGCGACGCCACGAGGCCCAGTTACCCTCATGTTTGAAACGATCTGTCGTCTTATCCCGGCGGACCCGCTCTACCCGTCGCGGACGCACACGCTGGACATTCTAAGGCGCGTACTCGATGGCAAGTTGTACGATGTTCTGCCTTATCAATTCCACGAAGAACGGGGTCCCGGCGGTGAATATATCCCGTTGCGCAACCGTCGCCCCAGTGTTCGCTATGCGCTCTGCCGCACCATAGTCGAAGATAGCGTTTCTCTCCTGTTCAGCGAGGGACACTTTCCAACCATCGACTGCGCCGATCACGCAATCCGTGCAACACTCTCGGATATAGTCAAGGATTCCCGCCTCAATCTGGTCATGACCGATGCGGCAATACGGGGCGCCGTTGGATCGACCGCTATCCTCATGCGCGTACTTCGAGGACGGGTCTTCTTCGACGTTTTGGAAACCGCTCATCTGACCCCGTATTGGGATCCCGAAGAACCAGATAAGTTGTTGCGCGTGGCCGAGAAATATAAAGTGCCTGGCAGACTTCTTGTCACGAACGGGTATGACGTTGCCAATCCGGATAGCGAATATTGGTTCACACGCGAGTGGGACATAAACGGAGAGAAATGGTTCGAACCGATTGCCGTCGATAGCTCGGACACTGCGACCGTTGACCAGGCAAGGAGCGTTCAGCACAACCTGGGTTTTGTCCCGATGGTTTGGATCAAGAACCTTCCCGGGCCGTCCTCAACCGGTGATCCAATTGATGGTGCATGCACCTTCCGTGCCGCAATCGAGACTCAGATCGAAATAGACTACCAATTGAGCCAGGCCGGTCGCGGTCTCAAGTATAGCAGCGACCCTACACTGTTGATCAAGGAGCCCGCCACAACGGACAACGAGATAATTAAGGGCGCTGGCAACGCTCTTGTTGTCACTGAAAAGGGTGATGCGAGACTGTTGGAAATCGGCGGCACTGCCTCGGCTGCCGTCATTGAATATGTCCGCACGTTACGCGAATTCGCCTTGGAAAGCGTGCACGGCAATCGAGCAAATGCTGATCGGCTGACCGCGGCGCAGTCGGGCCGTGCGCTGGAATTGTTGAACCAGGGGCTCGTGTGGCTCGCAGACAACCTGCGAACGAGTTATGGCGAGGACGCGTTGCTGTCGCTTGCACGCATGGTGCTGCAAGCTTCGCAAGTATACAAGTTGCGGGTCATGGGACATGACATTGGCGCGATGGACCCGCTTACGCGGGTCTCACTGAAGTGGCCACGCTGGCATCCGACAACCGCTGACGACCGGCAAAAGGACGCACAGACACTAAACACATTGGCAAGCGCCGGCCAGATCAGCCGCGAGACTGCTGTCAAGGCCATTGCGGATACCTATGACATCGAAGATGTTCCCGCGGAACTCGCCCGTATCTTCAGCGACCAGCACCCCATAGAAAGCAACTAATGTCAGATTCCGAGATACCTGTTCCGCTGGACCCAGATCCGGCCGCAGAATTGCGCGCCCGCGCCGAGATGCTCGAACGTCGTCTGGCAAATGCCGAACAGGAGGCTCACGCTCGCCTCGTGCAGGCCGAACTTAAGTTCGAAGCACTGCGCGCGGGAATAGTGGATCTGGACGGACTGAAGCTGCTTGATCCGTCAGACGTGGAGACCGGTGAAAACGGCGAAGTTAAGAATGCGGCTGACGTTATCACGCGACTGAGACGATCGAAGCCTTGGCTGTTCGCCGGCAGTTCGTCTTCAAGCTCCGCAAACCCTCCACCTGCGCAGCCCCCCCGACAAAAGCTGGCGACTGAAATGAGCGATGCCGAATATCGCGCTGCCCGCGCCGCGATCCTTCGGCATCAATTGTAAAAAGGACATCCTGATGGGTATTCAGAACTTTCCTTCAGCTTTGCAGCCGATCATTCAGCAAGGCTTTCTGGAGCGGGAATTCCAGCAGGCGTTGACATCCCGGTTAGGATACAGGGCCTGTGCCGATCGTGTAAAGATCTCCGTTGGCATTGGCGAGACGCTGACTAGGACACGCGCCGGTTTAAAGCCAAGTGTCATTACACCAATTGTCCCCAGCAGTAACACGAACTTCGATAATGGTTTGACACCGACTGGTTGGGGAGTGGAGCAGTATACCATATCGATCAACCACTACGCTGCAACCACTGACTTGAACATGGTTACAAGCCGGATCGGTATTGCATCGCAGTTTCTACAGAACGCCTACGTAAACGGCGAACAGGCCGCGCGCAGTCTGGATGAGCTGGCACGTAATGCCCTCTTTAACGCCTATTTTGGCGGAAACACGCGCGTTCGCACCACGCTTGGAAGTGCCGGGACGGCGGTCTCGGTTGATGATATTCGCGGGTTCCAGTACATCTTCATCAATGGCATTCAGCAGGTCGTGGGTGTCCCCAATCCTCTTACCGTAACCATTGGCAGCACGGCGTATACACTGGTGGGTGTTGCTGCCGACATTACCAACGTTTCGACTACGCCGAATGGTGTGTCGGGTGTTCTCACATTCGCTGGCAACGTTGCAGTTGCAGACGGCACAGCTGGAAATCCGGTTGTCGCTGCGAATGCGGCAGTGATTGTACGTCCCTCTCAGCGCGGCACAACTTCGGCTCTGACCGCAACCGATATGCTCACGATGTCCTGTCTGCTGGATAGCGTATCGAAGCTGCGCATGAATGCTGTGCCCGAAATCGATGGCGTTTATAATTGTTACCTCGACCCGGTGTCAGCGCGCCAGCTGTTTGCGGACCCGGACTTCAAGCAACTGTTCCAAGGCGCAACCTCGGCTAACCAAGTATTTCGACAGGGGATGACGAACGATTTCCTCGGGTTGCGCTTCATTCCTACGACTGAAGCCTACGTGCAGCCTCATCCGACGCTCGCCGGCCTGATGGTTCGCCGGCCGATCGTCTGCGGTCAAGGAGCGCTCATCGAGGGGGATTTCGCCGGGATGGCAGCCGAAGACGTTGCGCCCAGGGACTCGATTGTCTCCGTCGTGGATGATGTCGCCATGGTGACGCGGGAGCCGATTGATCGCCTACAGCAAATCATCGCGCAGTCATGGTATTGGATCGGTGGTTTCTGTGCCCCATCGGATACGACTACGAACCCGACAACGGTACCCACCGCCACGAACGCTGCCTTCAAACGCGCAGTTATGGTCGAGCACATCGGCTGAAGACGCAACAACGGGAGCGTTACATGGCCATTGGCTCCATTACGCCGTTTCGCCCAACCGGGACTGTGTCGCTCAGCGCAACCACTTCATCAAGTACGGCTGCGCTCGCTGGTGGTGGTGACACCATTGTGGTTACAAACACCACCACGTCTCTTGCCTTCGTCCGTTTTGGCGCCGACCCATCGGTTTCAGCCGCAAGCAGTGATAT